TTGAGGTAAGGTCTAGAGTCGAGGCTCTGATCAAGGCGAGGGAGCGTGCTGTAGTAGCTTCTGCTCTCACTGACAGGGACAAGGTGCTGAACCGACTGCGGGCATGGCTCGAGGGCACCGAGGATGCAGACAGCAATCGCTTGCGTGCGGCTGAACTGTTGGGCAAGGCATCAGGCCTATTCACTGTGGACGTCAACGTAACCCAAAAAGAGCGCGATTCATCGCAGGTGGCTAGTGAGATCGAGTCACGCCTTGCCGCCCTGCTAGGTGGGCATGCGACACCTTCTGAGGCATCGGCTGATGCGCCTGATGACGGCTCGACCGTCCACTGATCCGCTCGCCCGATGGGGGGGTCTGCGATGCGCCAACGCCTGCCTGCGCCTTCCCACACCCCCATCCCCCCCTGAGCGCGCCACCCGGGTACGCTCACGCATACATAGTGATTCACACAAACGACTAGCAACTTTTACAAAAATGCCAACTATCACCTATTAGCTATCACCCCTTTTTTTCTAGGAATGTGCCAAGGAATCCTAGCCCCAAAAAAAATTTTGCAAAAATTTGCTATTTTCTATTTGACATCTGTCAAGACCTTCGATATGTTATAATCTGTATATACCTATGTCTTAGGAATATTCCTAGTAATTAGGAATACCTAGAGCTAGATAATTCTAGCTTAAGAGTATTCCTAATCCCCCCTTAAAGGGGGGGATAGGAGATCAAATAGTAACTAGGAATACTTCTATAACTAGGAATATTCCTAGTATCTAGGAAGGGGATAATTTTGCCTGTTATAGATAGGATTGATCCTAGCCTATTAAAAAACATAACTAAGCTATCTATTGAAGAGCAAGCTGAGATACTGACTCTGATTGAAGAGTTAGAAGAAGCTGAAAAGAAAGAGCTTGCTAGGCAAGACTTCATGGGCTTTGTTAACTTGGTTTGGCCTGCGTTTATTGGTGGCAGGCACCATGCGATAATGGCAAATGCATTTGAGCGTGTTGCTCGTGGTGAGTTGAAGCGGTTAATTATTAACATGCCTCCTCGTCACACCAAATCAGAATTTGCATCTTACCTATTGCCTGCGTGGTTTTTAGGTAACTACCCAGAAAAGAAAATCATTCAGACTGCTCACACCGCTGAGTTGTCTGTTGGGTTTGGTAGGAAAGTTCGTAACCTTGTTGATAGTGATGATTACAAGGACATCTTTCCTGCCTTGGCGTTGAGGGCTGACTCGAAAGCGGCTGGACGCTGGAGTACCAATAAGGGAGGTGAATACTTCGCTATTGGTGTAGGTGGTGCTGTTACTGGTAAAGGCGCGGACTTGCTCATCATTGATGACCCCCACTCAGAGCAAGAAGGTCAAAGTGCAGACCCCGGTGTATTTGACCGAGTCTATGAATGGTACACCTCCGGCCCTCGACAGCGTTTACAACCCGGTGGTGCCATCATTGTGGTTATGACCCGATGGCACAAAAGAGATCTGACTGGGCAAATATTAAAATCATCCATCCAAAGATCCGGATCAGATGAATGGGAAGTGATTGAGTTCCCGGCGTTGATGCCATCAGACGAACCATTGTGGCCCGAGTTCTGGCCCAAAGCTGAATTAGAGGCACTGCGTAACGAATTGCCAGCGCCGAAATGGAATGCCCAGTACCAACAGAACCCAACCTCAGAAGAGGGCGCATTAGTAAAACGCGAATGGTGGAAGGAATGGGAAAAGAATACTCCACCCCCATGCGATTTTATTATCCAATCATGGGATACGGCATTCTTAAAAACGCAGCGGTCTGACTTCTCTGCCTGTACAACATGGGGTGTGTTTTACCACCCAGATGATACTGGCACCCTACAACCGAATATCATATTGCTTGATGCCCTAAAGGAACGCATGGAGTTCCCGGAGCTAAAGAAACGAGCATATGAATACTGGGTAGACTGGCAGCCCGATGCGTTCATAGTTGAAGCTAAGGCGGCTGGAACGCCATTGATATTTGAATTAAGAGCGATGGGTATTCCGGTGTCAGAATACACCCCGTCTCGTGGCAATGATAAAATAGCCCGTGTGAATGCAGTGGCAGATCTATTTGCTTCTGGCAGGGTGTGGGCACCAGCGATGAGATTCGCTGAAGAAGTTATCGAAGAGTTTGCGGCATTCCCTGCTGGCGAACACGATGACTTGGTTGACTCATCCACTCAGGCACTGTTACGGTTTAGACAGGGCGGGTTCTTGAGTTTGCATACCGATGAAGAGGATGAACCCTTCTACGGCAAAAAAGCGAATTACTACTAATGCCATATTTGCAAAGTAACATACCGCAATTTAAGTGCTGGGTAAGAAGAGAGTACACTCACAACCACGAGAAGTATCACGGTGAGTTTCTTCATGCTATGGCGATAGCTGTTACAACAATGCCGAATCGATGCTTGAGCTTTCAGGTAATTTTTACTGGCGCTGAGACATATGACACTGATGATCCAAACGTTTATGGCGGCGCTATGTGGGCAAGGATGCCAATTACTGCATTGGTTGGCGACACCCCTTTAGAAGAATGGCCAGAGCCAATGCCTGTTTGGGCCGCACAGCCTTGGGATTGTAGTTCTCACACACACGCAGTATATCGTCTCGACAGGGCAACACCCTGCCCTTGGCTTGCGAAGATTGATGGTAACTTTTACCCGGCCAAGTATCTATTTACTGTTGATTATTCAGAAAGCGAAATAGCTGATGATCCGGCCCAGCACAAGCAAAGCCATGTATTGGAGCTTTTGGACGCAGGTAAGTGGACGGGAAACATTGTTGCTTTGCCCAATAACCGTGTTAGGGTTACGCATCCAGCTTGGTTTGAAACTGGAGATGGCGCTCCAGACTTTAGGCCATCACAACACATACATTACAGTAAGTCAGATTTAGATTATACACTGGATGTGAATCAAGTTTTTGATAACCTGTACGCAGGAGACCGAGATGAAAATGAAGAGTAAAGGCTACAAAGCTGGCGGCAAAATGAAAACCAAAGGCTACAAGGCTGGCGGAAAATTAAAGATGGTTGAAAAGGACGGCAAGAAAGTTCCTTTTTTTGCTGCGGACGGCAAAGGAGAAATGGCTTCTGGCGGCATGGTTCCTAAGACAAAAGGATACTTTCGCGGCGGAAAAGTTATGAAGCCAAAGGGAATGGCAGCAGGTGGCGTAACAAGAGGTTGTGGCGCTGCGAGAAAGCAAAATTTTACTAGGAATGGTTAATGGCTATTGATCGCGCCATGATTGGCACCCCCATGCCAGAAGATGGACAGGGGGTAGAGGTTGAAATCGTAAACCCGGAGTCTGTTGCAATTGAGACAGAAGACGGCGGCATCATGTTTGATTTTGACCCAGAAGCCGAAATGGTTGCGGATCATAACTCAAACCTTGCGGAGCTTATTGATGAAACAGACCTGATGATGATTTCGTCAGAACTGATTGCATCATACCGTTCAGACAAAGAAAGCCGTGCCGATTGGGAGCGGGCTTACATGAATGGTTTAGATCTTCTTGGCCTGAAGCATGAAGATCGAACAACACCTTGGGATGGCGCATGCGGTGTGTTCCACCCCCTATTGAGCGAATCGGTAATTAAATTCCAAGCTCAATCGATACAAGAAATTTTTCCTGCCAGCGGCCCCGTTAAGACAAAGGTTGTTGGCAAGCTGGATGCTAAAAAGCAAAAGCAAGCAGAGCGTGTTCAAGACTACTTGAACTACCTCCTCACGGAAAAGATGACTGAATACCGGGCAGAGACGGAGAAGATGCTGTTTTCTCTGCCTCTGGCTGGTAGCGCATTTAGAAAAGTGTACTATGATCCCAACTTGGGGCGACCTTGTAGTATGTTTGTCCCGGCTGAAGACTTTGTCGTCAGCTATGGCGCATCAGATTTAACCACTTGCGAACGCGCAACACATGTAATGAAGCGCACCGCCAACGATATTCGCAAGTTGCAGGTATCTGGGTTCTATCGTGACATCGATTTGCCGCCCCCATCGCCTGACCTTGATGAGATCGAGCGTAAATATAACGAGCTAACTGGGGATTCAGCTAACTATAACTACGATTCTCGGCATACCTTGCTTGAGATTCAGGTTGAATTAGACCTTCCGGGCTTTGAAGATACCAGTAATGGCGAGCCAACAGGCATAAATCTACCCTACGTTGTCACCATTGACTTGTCATCTCGCATTATTTTGTCGATTCGGCGCAACTGGTATGAGGATGATCCGCTAAAACAGAAGCGTGAGCACTATGTACACTACCAGTACATACCCGGATTAGGGTTTTATGGCTTTGGTTTGATCCATATGATCGGCGGGCTGGCTAAATCGGCCACCTCATTGCTCCGTCAACTGGTAGATGCTGGCACATTATCCAACTTACCGGGCGGATTGAAGGCTAGAGGGTTAAGAATCAAGGGCGATGACACTCCGATTATGCCCGGAGAGTTCCGAGACGTTGATGTTCCGGGCGGAGCCATCCGAGATAACATTGCCTTCCTCCCATATAAGGAGCCAAGCAACGTTTTATACAGCTTGATGGGCGATATTGTCCAAGAAGGTCGCAATTTTGCCTCTGCTGCGGACGTTAAAGCCGCAGATATGAACGGGGAAGCCCCTGTCGGCACCACATTGGCCATATTAGAGCGGTCAATGAAGGTAGTTAGCGCCATTCAGGCCCGATTACACGCCTCAATGCGTAGTGAATTACGCTTATTGACGCAAATTGTGCGGGATCATGGCCCAGAATCGTACCCATACGACCTAGCTGGCGAGCCGTTAGTGGTTGAAGACTTCGATGACAGGGTTGATATCATTCCTGTTAGCGATCCTAACGCAGGAACGATGGCTCAACGCATTATGCAGTACCAAGCGGCGCTACAATTGGCGGCACAAGCCCCAGAAATGTACGATATGCCGTTATTGCACCGTCAAATGCTAGAGATTCTTGGTATTCAGGACGCAGATAAGATTGTTCCGACAGATGATGACATGAAACCTACCGATCCGGTAAGCGAGAACATGAATATCATCAATGGCAAGCCAATCAGAGCGTTCATTTACCAAGATCACGAGGCCCACATCCAGACTCACATGGCAATGATCCAAGATCCGCAGATCATGGAGATTATGGGTAAGAGTCCGAACGCGAAGAAGGCACAAGCAGAGCTTGCCGCCCACGTTCAAGAGCACTTGGCGTTCAAGTACCGTCAGGATATCGAGAAGCAGTTGGGTGTGGAGCTGCCAACGCCGGACGAGACGCTACCAGAAGACATAGAGTACCGTATTGCCCGGCTTGTTGCGCCAGCAGCTGCACAGCTTTCTGGCAAAGCGGCACAAGAAAAGCAAATGGAAGAGCAGCAAAAGCAAATGCAAGACCCGCTCATCCAGATCCAGATGCAAGAGCTGCAAATCAAACAACAAGATGTGCAGCGTAAGGCCGAAGCAGAGATGGCTAAGATACAGCTTGAAATGCAGAAGGCTATGGCGAAAGACAGCCTTGAAAGAGAGAAGCTGCAACAGCAGGCAGATCTCGAGACGGCAAGAATTGGCGCTCAAATATCTAACACCAATACCAAGGAAGAACTTGAGAAGAAAAAAATCGCTTCACAAGATCAAATAGCAGGTGCTAAACTTGGGGTAGAAATTGCTAAAGATATAATGGGCAAAAGATGACATTGAAGACAGATGAGCTTGATTACTTGCGGGATGTTATCCGAAGCAAGATGAATGACATAGCTGATCATATGAGTGGCGGTGCTTGCAAAGATTATGCTGAGTACCAAAACCACTGCGGAATCGTATACGGCCTAGCGTTGGCCGAGCGAGAGATCTTAGATCTTAAGCAGAGGTACGAGGAAGCATAGCGATCTCTGGGCGCTTTCCCAGTGCAACGACTCTAGGCGTTTTCCTAGTGCTAAACTCCGGTTATCCGGTGCAAGGTGAGACATGACGGAAGTTGTGAACATAAACGAGGCCGAGCCTCGCACGGCAAATCAACTGCCTGAGCCAAGAGGCTACAAAGTGTTGATTGCGTTACCAGACCCCGAAAAGGAATTTGCGGGTGGCATAATTAAATCTGCCAAAACGATTCACGAAGAAGAGGTAGGTTCTATTGTTGGTATGGTTCTCGAGATGGGGCCAGACTGCTACAAAGATCCAGCTCGATTCCCCTCTGGCCCTTACTGTAAGAAGGGTGATTGGATTCTTATGAGATCTTATTCGGGTACCAGATTTAAGATCCACGGAAAAGAGTTCCGATTAATCAACGATGACAGTGTTGAGGCTGTTGTTGAAGACCCGAGGGGGATTGTCAAAGTATGAGTGAATCAGCAATGGAAGGTAACGAGATGAGCGCGGAAGATAAGTTCTTTGGCGTTAAAACCACTTTCGATAAGAAAGCAAAGAAACAGGTGGAAGATGATTCATCTGATTTCGATGTTGAAGTAATCGATGATCGTCCAGCCGAAGATCAAAAGCCATCTAAGGCTAAGTCTTCTGATGATGATCTTGGGGATGATGAGCTTGGTCAGTATTCTGAGAAAGTTCAGAAACGCTTCAACAAACTAAAGTATGAGTTTCACGAAGAGCGCCGCCGCAAAGAAGAAGCGGAGCGTATGCGTGAAGAGGCGGTTAAGTACGCGCAACAGGTTGCTGGCAAAAACAGAGAGTATGAGTCAATCATATCTCGAGGTGAAGCAGCACTTGTGTCTCAAATCAAGGAGCGAGCACAGCTTGCACTTGAGCGAGCTAAAAATGCTTACAAGACAGCGTATGAAGAGGGTGATACCGATAAGATTATTGAGACTCAAGAGCAGTTATATAAAGCTCAATCGGAATTCTCAGAAGCTGAGAAGTACAATTCAAACATACAACATCGCTTCCAGCAACAATCTCAAGGTTATCAAAACCCAAACTATGCACAGCAGGTCGCTCAAAGAGCCGCCCAGCAAGTTGCACAACAGCAAGCAGTGCCGCGCCCAGATCCAGAAGCAGAGGACTGGGCTAAGAAAAACACATGGTTCATGAAAGAGGGTCACGAAGAAATGACCGCTCTGGCATATGGATCGCATACCGCTGCTGTACGCAGTGGCATTAAACCGAATAGCCCGGAGTATTTCGATTACATTGATAATCGTATGAGAAATGCCTTCCCGGATTATGACTGGCAGGATAAGCGAGAAGATAGCCGTAACGCGCCTGCGACTGCCAGTTCACGGACTTCCTCGGTAGTCGCACCATCCTCACGGAACAACGGTGCAAAACCGCGCAAAGTGCAGTTATCGGCTACTCAGGTTTCTCTCGCCAAGAGGCTTGGGTTAACCCCACAACAATATGCCAACCAACTCTTGAAGGAGAAAATGTGATGGCTGAAGAGCGCACCCCCAGAAGTAAAGATACGCGCGTAGAAGAAACAAGACCGTCCGACAGTTGGTCTCCAGCTTCAATATTGCCGACCCCAGATCCCCGAGAGGGCTGGGAGCATCGGTGGGTTCGCACTAGTACGCTTGGCAATGCCGATAATACTAATGTGTCTCGTATGTTCCGAGAAGGCTGGGTTCCATGCAAAGCGGAAGACTATCCAGAGCTGTTAGTTCAGTCTGACGTAGGATCTCGTTTTGAAGGAAACATCGAAGTCGGTGGCTTGTTGTTATGCCGCGCTCCTGTTGAGAAGCTCAAGGCTCGTGCCCAGCACTTTGCCCAAGTAGCAAATACTCAGATGGAGTCAGTGGATAACAACTTCTTGCGTGAAAGCGATCCCCGTATGCCTCTAATGAAACCAGAGCGCACTACGCGGACAACATTTGGCAGGAGTTAACCTCTGGCAAGGGGTGCTCCTAATTAGTAAGGAGGCCGATCATGGCTACTACTGCAACCCCTATGGGTGCGGAACCTACTGATACGCTGAGTGCGAGCGGCTCTTTCACCGGAAAAGTTCGTCACATCAAAGTTGCAAGTGGGTACGGCACCGCTATTTTTTATGGCGATTTCGTCAAGTTGGTAAACACTGGTACTGTTGAGAAAGATACAGGCACCACTACAGCAACACCTGTTGGTGTATTTGTTGGTTGTGCTTATACCTCTCCAACCACCAATGAGTTGACATTCTCACAATACTTCCCCGCTTCAACTGCGGCGAGTGATATTGTTGCGTATGTTGTGGATGATCCAAACGTATTGATGCGTATGCAGTCTGATGAAGCAATTGCTCAGACTGGCTTGGGCAACAACGTAGCGATTGTACAAACTGCTGGCTCAACCAGCATTGGGCGTAGTAAAAATGCTGTAGATGGATCAAGCATTGCTACTACTAACACACTGCCTTTGCGTATCATTGACTTCGTCAATGGCCCCGACAGTGCAGTGGGCGACACATACACAGATGTGATCGTTAAGTTTAATGCTGGACATCAGTACAGCAATACTACTGGCGTATAAGGAGGTCTAGGCAATGGCTATTTCACGCGCACAGATGCTTAAGGAACTCCTGCCGGGGCTTAACGCTCTATTTGGTCTGGAGTATGAAAAGTACGAAGACGAGCACGAAATGATCTATGAGACGGAATCGTCTGAGCGATCATTTGAAGAAGAAGTGAAGTTAAGCGGCTTTGGTGCTGCTCCTGTTAAAGCCGAAGGCGCAGCTATCAGCTACGACTCAGCGCAGGAATCTTACACTGCTCGTTACAACCACGAAACCATCGCTATGGGCTTCTCTATTACAGAGGAAGCTATGGAAGATAACCTGTATGACTCATTGTCTGCACGTTATACCAAAGCTCTTGCTCGCGGCATGGCTTACACCAAGCAGGTTAAAGCTGCAAATCCATTGAACAATGGCTTTGATAGCTACACATCTGGTGATGGTGCTTACTTGTTTAGCACTACTCACGCCTTGGTGAATGGTGGAAACAATGCAAACCGCCCTGCGGTTGGCGCTGACTTGAACGAGACTTCATTGGAAAATGCAATCATCGAGATTGCTGCTTTCACTGATGATCGTGGCCTGTTGATCGCTGCCCGTCCTCGCCGTTTGATCGTTCCACCTGCATTGATGTTTACCGCAGAGCGTTTGTTGGAAACAACTCAGCGCGTTGCGACAGCAGACAATGATATCAACGCAATTCGTAACATGGGTGCAATCCCCGAAGGTTACTCAGTCAACCACTACCTGACTGACAGCAATGCGTTCTTCATCATTACTGATGTTCCCAACGGCATGAAGCACTTCCAGCGTACTGCAATGGAAACCTCAATGGATGGTGACTTCGATACTGGCAACGTCCGCTACAAAGCTCGCGAGCGTTACAGCTTCGGTGTTTCTGACCCACTCGGAATCTACGGCTCTCCCGGCGGTTCCTAAGTGCATAAAGGGGCTTCGGCCCCTTTTTTGTATTTCTATTTTGTTTAAAAATTTTCTAGGGAATATTTGTTGCGCTTCGACAGACCTAGCTGACGACATGCAGACAGGCGCAATCAACTCGCATGTGAGGAAATTAAAATGGGTACAACTACTTTTTCAGGCCCGGTCGTATCAGACAATGGGTTTACAGGTAACGTAACAGGTGATGTAACTGGCGACATTACAGTCAATGACTTCGTCAAGTTAACTGCAATTACTACTGGCGATCTTCCAGCGGCCGCTGCTGGCAATGCAGGCCAAGTTCGTTTAATCTCAGACAATGGTGCTGGTGATGACGAGTATTGTCTCGTTGTTAGCACAGGCGCTGCTTGGGTTACTGCTGTAGGTGCAGCATTAAGTTAATGATTGGGGCGCAAGCCCCTTTTAGGAGATTATTATGTCTGTAATGACAGTTAGAAGTGGTCACCTGCATAGCAGTGGTTACATTGTAAAAGATAGGACAAGAGTAAAAGCAATCGATGTTGTTGGTTCATCTAGTGCTGGTCTTCTTGAGTTGTGGGACACAGATGTTGCACCGTCTACTGGAACATATGGTCGTTCTGGAACGACTGTTACAGTAACTGACACCGATCACGGCCTGTCAACCGGAGATAAGATTGGAATCTCGTTTGAGCCTGATGGCGGGGTTATTGCAACACCCGGTAATTATGAAGTTACTGTTGTTGACGCTGACACATTTACCGTAACTGATATAAACTCTGGGACGATTGCAAACGATCCAGATTGCCGTTATGTATATTCAAATACAGACAATACTCCAGCTGCTTGGATGGCAACATATCACACAGCTGCAACAGATATATTCTTTAATGGGTTTAACATCCCAGAAGGCGGCATGCTCGCCAGAAAAGGAGTGTATGCTTATGCGGAAAATTTAGAATCAATTAATATTTACTATGGCTAATAAAAAACCATCAAAGTCAACGGTAAATAAAGCTGGCAACTACACTAAGCCTGCAATGAGAAAATCTTTATTTAACAAGATTAAAGCTGGCGGAAAGGGCGGCAAGCCCGGCCAGTGGTCTGCAAGAAAAGCTCAAATGCTGGCTAAAGAGTACAAGGCTAAAGGTGGAGGCTACAAAGACTAATGGCTTTAAAGTCTCCTCAGAAAAGTCTTAAGAAGTGGACTGACCAGAAATGGAGAACCAAATCTGGCAAACCTTCTACTCAAGGATCAAAGGCAACCGGAGAGAGATATCTTCCAGAAAAAGCCATTAAATCTTTAAGCTCTTCAGAGTATGCGGCAACCACAAAGAAAAAACGAGAAGATACTCGCAAGGGAAAGCAGCACTCTAGCCAACCAAAGAAGGTTGCAAAAAAAACAGCGAGGCATAGAAAGTAATGGCTGAAAAGAAAGACCCGAGACTTGCCCGCGCTGGCGTTAGTGGATACAACAAGCCAAAGAGAACCCCAAATCACCCAAAGAAGTCTCATGTTGTTGTGGCAAAAGAAGGCGACAAAGTTAAGACGATTCGCTTTGGTGAGCAAGGTGCCAAGACAGCTGGCAAGCCAAAAGCTGGTGAGTCAGACAAGATGAAAAAGAAACGCGCATCGTTCAAGGCTAGGCATGCCAAGAACATTAAGAAGGGCAAAATGAGTGCGGCCTATTGGGCTGACAAGGCGAAGTGGTAATGATTAGTCGCGCTCAAACAGGAAAAGAAGTTAGCAAGGCACCCGGGTCAAAGAAGGCCAAGGTTGCTAAGGTTATGAAAGAGTTTAAGCAGGGTAAGCTGAAGTCTGGCGGGTCTGATAAGAAAGTCAAATCACGCAAGCAGGCTGTTGCTATTGCTCTGTCAGAGGCAGGAATGTCCAAGCCAAAAAGGAGAAGTAGTCGTGGGAAAAAATGAAAAGAAAGCGTTAAGTTTTATTAGCCCGCTGTATGCCGCCACCCAAGGCACCGCACCGGGTCTGCTTGGCCTTGGCGTATCTGCCCTGAAGAGCTACAAGGATCGCAAAGACGAAGAGGATGAGATGTCCGGCAAGAGCCAGCTGGACAAAGCAGCGGGTGAAGCCGTTCAAATGAGAAAAGGCGGCAGGGTAAAATCTATTGACGGATGCGCCACTCGCGGCAAAACTCGCGGAAGAGTGTGCTAATGGCTACCAGCGGAACGTATGCATTCAATCTAGATCTGTCAGACGCTATAGAAGAAGCGTTTGAACGAGCTGGGCTTGAGCTTCGCAGTGGATATGATTACCGCACCGCACGAAGAAGTATTGACCTCTTAATGCTTGAGTGGCAGAACAGGGGATTAAACCTTTGGACTGTCAAAGAAGGAAGTCAGGTTCTGACCGCTGGCACCGGAAGTTATGACCTCGATCCGCAAGTGTTCGATATCGTTGATGCATACTTGAGAACCGATGCTGGCGATACTCAAAGTCAGTTCGATCAGAGTATGAGCAGAATATCGGTAAGCCAATACGCACACTTATCCAACAAGCTGACTCAAGCAAAGCCTCTCGAGTTTTATGTTGAGCGTAAGCCCACAGGAATCACAGTAAAGTTGTGGCCCGTGCCTGACAGCCAAGAAACCTACACATTTGGGTACTACTATATGGAACGTGTAGAGGATGCTGGTAAGCCTGCGTCAAACAACATGGATGTTCCCGCTCGATTCCTGCCATGCTTGGTTGCTGGCCTTGCTTACAAGTTGGCCGTAAAATATCCAGAGGCAGCATCTCGCGCCCAGTTGCTCAAATCCGATTATGATGAGCAATGGGAGCTGGCATCAGATGCGGCAAGAGAAAAAGCGTCACTGTATGTTGTCCCCGGAGGATATACATTTTGAGTTACGCTGAAGGGAAGTACGCATTTGGCTACTGCGATAGAACTGGGTTTAGATACCCAAAGAAAGACTTGGTTCCGCAAATCGTCAACCAAAGAAAGACTGGATTGCTGGTTGGCCGAGACGTTGTTGATCCAGATCAACCTCAATTACAGCTTGGTCGCGTAAGAACAAACGACCCGCAAGCACTGAGAAACCCAAGGCCGGATCAGTCTCTTGAGGAAAGCAGGAGACAGTTTGCTTGGAATCCTGTGGGCGGCGGCGTAACTGAGCTTGGCAGCAGGACTGTTGCATTAGATATTTCTGCACAGGTTGGCAGAGTTACCGTGGAGACAGCATAATGGCGTTTACATACACCACGCTTAAAGCAACAATTCAAGATTATGTGCAGTCTACCGAGACCGATTTTGTAGCCAACATAGATACGATCATCAAACAGGCAGAAGATCGAATACTTAAGTCAGTTCAGCTGCCAGACTTCAGAATTAACAAACTGGGAAGCCTGACATCTGGAAACCAGTATCTAACAATGCCGTCAGATTTTCTCGCTCCATACTCACTGGCCGTTGATGACTCAGGATATGAGTATTTAATATTTAAAGATGTGAACTTCATAAGAGAAGCATACCCATCTTCGTCAACTACTGGAACGCCAAAATATTACGCAATATTTGATGAGAACACATTTATCTTAGGGCCAAGCCCGGATGATGATTTTACGGTTGAGCTTCATTACTTCTACAAACCAGCATCGATTGTTGATGACGGTACAAGCTGGCTTGGAACTAACGCAGAAAGCGTACTTCTTTATGGATGTCTGGTAGAGGCTTATACCTTTTTGAAGGGTGAGGCAGATCTTCTCCAAGTTTACATGGCAAGGTATCAAGAGGCTCTTGAGGATCTTAAAGGTCTTGGTGAGGGCTACAGCACAACCGATAGCTATCGATCTGGAGCAGTAAGGGGTGCTAGAGGATGATTAATTTAAACATTTGCGAGGTTGGAACCGTTACGGTTAAAACAACCAACAATAAAGAAACAGTCAACACCAAGGAGTCTATTCCTGTTAAGGGTCAAGATGACACCAATGGTAAAGAATCAACAGAGAGGAAATCATAATGGCTATTACACAGGCAGTTTGCACATCGTTCAAGGTTGCCCTTCTTGACGGAGAGATGGACTTTAGTAGCGATACAACCGATGTGTTTAAGATCGCTCTATACACATCTAGCGCAACACTCGGAGCATCAACCACCGCTTACTCGGCAACCAATGAGGTTTCTGGAACTGGGTATTCTGCGGGCGGAAACACGCTTACTATTTCGGCAAACCCAACATCATCCGGAACTACAGCGTTTTTGGATTTTGCCGATACAACTTGGTCTTCTTCTACTATCACTGCTCGGGGCGCTTTGATCTACAAGTCTGGCGGAAGCAACCCTGCTGTTGCGGTTCTTGATTTTGGCGCAGATAAGTCATCAACATCTGGCGACTTTACTATCGTCTTCCCAACTGCTGATGCAAGCAACGCTATCATTAGGATTGCGTAATGGCTCTGGTTCTTGCTGATCGTGTAAAAGAAACCACCACAACGACTGGCACGGGCGACATATCTCTTGGTGGAGCTGAAACCAACTTTGTTGCTTTCGGTACTGCTTTGTCTGACGCAGACACAACCTATTACGCTATTGTAGATGATGTTAACGCTGACTTTGAGATAGGCATTGGAACATACACTGCTGGAACAGACACCCTGTCTAGAGACACTATCCTAGATAGTACAAATGCTGGATCTGCTGTTAATTTTGGTGCTGGGACAAAGGTTGTATTCATAACCTACCCAGCAGAAAAGTCCGTTCGTGTTGGTGGGAACGTCTCGGATCTGACAAATGACGCTGGATACTTTGCTGGGTTTACCTCAACAGTAACCGCTACAGGCGTAACCGCATCTGCCGGAGAACACGTCCATGTTACGGCATCCACTCAGACGATAACTTTGCCAGCAAGCCCTAGTGCAGGAGAGCGCGTTGCAATAAGTGTTGGTGATTTCACTGATACAGTGGTTGGAAGAAACAGCTTAAACATCATGGGTCTGGCGGAAGACTTTACTATTGATGTGGCAAACATGGGTTTGACCTTTATCTACACAGATGCAAGTAATGGCTGGAGATTATTGTGAGTACATTAACAGGTTTAATTAGTTCTGGTGGTGGTGGTGGTGGTGCTACTGGAGAGGTTTTTACCGTTTTACAGTCTAGCACTTTTACGTTTCCTTATGATGGAAAGGTAAAGATCTACTGCATTGGTGGCGGTGGCAGCGGCGGCCTTTCAAGTAATGGAAGTGGCTCCGTTGGTACTGGAGGCGCTGCTGGAGGAACCTCTGTTAAGGTTTTAGATGTTACCGTTAGCGATAGCATAGTCTGCGTTATAGGGGCGGGCGGAGCTTCTACCACAAGCCAGCCAAGCAATGGAAGTTCTGGGGGCCAATCTACAATCAACTCTAACAACCTAGCTATCAGTTTGACGGCGAACGGTGGCTCTGGGGGGATAGGCCAAACCTTTAATAGCGGTGGTACGTTTAGTAATGTTTCTGGAGCTGGAACAGGATCTGGTGGGGATTATAACTATACGGGCGGTAGCGGTGGAACTTTAACTGCCAGCACAGGCGGTGGAGCTAACTCTAATACTGGCAGATATTGCACCGGCGGTGGCGCTACTGGGATAAATTCAAACGGGATAAGCGGCGGCAATATAACTGCAAATAATGCACAATATTCAATAACAGCTGGCGGCAGTCTGTATGGAAGTCCAGTTAATTTATCTAAAAATAACTCAAATGGTTTAAGTGTTGGGGGAAGAGCCGCTTCCGGATTAATAGATGCAGCTCCCTATAGTAACTCAAACGATACTTGGTCTATTGGCGGAAGTGTTCCTAATGTTATTCAGCTTGTTGCCTCTAATGGAATGGACGCTGCAAATGGAAACCCAACATTACCGGAAGTAGCAGTTAAAGGTGAGGGCGCTTCAGGCGGGTATGACGGAACAAATTTAGCTTATGTTAATGGGGGGCCGGGAGGCGGGTGCGCCGCTACTCAAGTAAACGGCTCAGGCCATCCAAATGCCGGAATGTTTGGCGGAGGCGGTGGATGCACAGGAAACGGACTTGACGCTAATAATTCTGGAAGTGATGGCGGTCTTGGAGGCGGCGGCGGCGGGGGAGGGGCAAGGGTTGGTAACGCAACTCCATTAGCTAGTGGCGCTGGCGGTGATGGCATGGTAATAATTCAATATGTTTAGAGAGTAATCATGCAAACAGAAAACTTTATTTTACACAGGCAAGGTGTTTTTGGAAAGCAATACTGTGAAAAAGTTATTGAGCAATTTGAAAGATCACATAAAATTGGCAACACTATCTCTAGGCAGCAAAACGATGAGGGCTACAAATTAAGAAAAGATGACTTTGCATATTTTCCATTTCAAGAAACTGACGCAAGGTCTTTAGCTATACTTTCAGATTTTAATCAAGTTTTTTGGCCTGTTGTATATGGCGAATATGTTGAGAAGTTTCAGATATTAAACGACCACGACAAACATAGCATTTGGACGCACAAGGTTCAAAAGACCAGTCCCGGTCAGGGTTATCATATTTGGCATACAGAAAATATGGGAAGGAGTAGTTGCAACAGGCTGTTGACTTACATTCTTTTTTTGAATGATGTTGAAGATGGCGGTGAAACAGAATTCCTTTATTACGGATTAAGAGTAAAACCGAAAGCTGGGGATGTTTTGTTGTGGCCAGCTGGGTTCACGCATACTCATAGAGGAAACCCTCCGTTAAGTGGAGATAAATACATTATGACTGGCTGGGTAGAATACTGAGGATTTGGCATGGCAAAGTACAATATTAAAGATACAGATGGAAATATTTTAAATACCATAGTTGCCAGTTCTGAATTTGTAGAGGAAAACTTTGAATTCTACGAAGAAGTTGTTGTTTCTCCCACGTTGTTAAATGAGCAAATTGAGATAATGTGGCGCAATAAAGAGCTTGATGATACCGATAAGTATATGGCGGTCTCTGATTATCCAGAAGCCAATAGAGCTGCTATGGCAGATTATCGTCAAAGATTAAGAGATTGGCCCTCTACTCCAGAGTTCCCATACATAAGACCAACCTTAGAGCTGGTTATAGAGCAAGTATCGGAGTAATAAAATGTTTTCATCTGGCGCGTTTAGTACAGCCCCATTTGCGTCAGAGTCTGCAATAAATGTAGATGTATCGATAACAGGTCTTTCATCTGCATCTTTTGTTGGTACCCCATCTGTTACTATAGATGTAAGTGTCTCTCTTTCTGGTCTTGAGTCAACATCTGGCATTGGAGATGTTGTTGTAACAAACCCTGTATCTGTTACCGGAGTTTCAGCAACAGTATCTATTGGTGATGTAACTGTATCAGGAAATGCCCAAGTTTCAGTTACGGGCCAGTCTGCAACAGTATCTCTTGGCGATGAATCCGTCCAGATAGATGTAGATGTAGACCTTAGTGGGGTCTCATCAACTGCATCAGTAGGGGCGGTAGACTTCGTTATCGATTCAAATATCTCTGTAACAGGCGCTGGGTCGACTGTTAGTTTGGGCGATGTTACGGTAAAGATTGACATAGATGCGCCAGTTACTGGGGTCTTAATGTCGCCGTCAGTTGGGTCGGTTACTGTTGAAGCTGACGCAAATGTATCTGTTACCGGGGTCTTAGCGCAAGTCTACACTAACGGCGTTTTAATCTGGAGCGTGGTTCCTACAGACCAAACACCAAACTGGCAATTAGTAGATGACCTACAGGTTCCAAACTGGAATAATGTAAATACCTAAAGAGATTAATTAATGGCTACTCAATATACAGACATACTTAAACTTGCGTTGCCGACTACTGGTGAGCTTGATGGCACATGGGGTGATGTTGTTAACAACAACATTACCTCTATGGTCGAAGAGGCTATTGCTGGGCTTTCGACAATCAATACTTGGTCAGCAAACTCTCACACCCTGACTACAGCAAATGGAACAACATCTGAGTCACGAGCAGCAATGTTGATTTTGACCGACTCTGGTGGCGCACTTACTGGTGCTGGCGAAGTTATTTGTCCAGCCGAAACAAAGATTTATCTAGTGTATAACAACACTGGTGAAACTATAACAGTAAAAACATCGGCTGGCACTGGTGCCGATATCCTAGATGGTGTGACGCTATTTGTTTATTGTGATGGAACCAATGTAGAAAAAGCCAACACAGACACTACTTTATTACTATTGAACTACCCTGTTGGAACAAATAATGTTGGTGTCGGTAGCTCTGTATTTTCTTCTATAACAAGCGCATCTAGTTCCACTGGAGTTGGATCGTCAGCATTAACATCATTAACAAGTGGGGCAAACAATACCGCAGTTGGCGCAAGCTCTTTAACCGCAATAACATCTGGGACTAGGGCGGCAGCTTTTGGCAAAGACTCTATGCTTTCAGCAACAACTGGAAACTTTAACGCTGCATTCGGTACATCCGCTGGAGAGTCAATAACTACCGGGTCAAACAATTCAGCATTCGGCGATGATGCATTATCGAATGTATCAACCACCGGGTTTAATACTGCTGTTGGCGTTTCTGCCGGAGGAAGTATAACTTCTGGCTCAAACAATACAGCGATAGGTGGTGATTCAATGGCATTTTTTGGTGCCGCAATCACCGGGTCGAACTTGACCTGTCTTGGCTATGACTCACAGCCTTCGGCGGCTGGCGCAACAAACGAGGTCACCCTTGGCAACTCAAGTGTGGCAACACTGCGCTGTAACACAACGACCATATCAAGCCTATCTGATCAGCGCGATAAAAAGGATATTATTGATAGCCCATACGGCCTTAACATCATAGAGAAAGTAAAGCCTCGTCAGTTTGTTTGGGATAGTCGTAGAGGTAACATAAAAGATGGAACCGTTGAAATTGGCTTTGTTGCCCAAGAATTGCAGGAGGTTGGGGATAACGAAATCCTGCGACTGGTGATGGATGAGAACCCAGAGTTTTTAGAGGCAAAGCCCGGGAGCTTGATTCCAATCTTGGTGAAAGCAGTTCAGGAGCTTTCAGAAAAAGTTAAAGATCTGGAGAGCAAACTATGAACATCAGGCTAGAGCCTTGGTCAAACCTAAGCGACCAACAAAAAGTAGAAAAACATTATTTAATTTCCTTGGAGAGCGCAAGTTTGATTGATGCTTTGGTCGCATCTGGTGGCGACAAACAAGAAGTTAAAAGAAATGTAGATCATTTAAAGATTATGGTACTAAAAGATTTTTGGAACGGTCAGGATTTGGCTCCACTAAACGAAGCCATTTCTGCTGGAGAGGAGTATGTAAATGAATAATGTTAAGCAAGCATTTAAATCTCGTACAGTACAATTTGGCGTTGCGTTAGCATGCTTGTCTGTTCTTCAAGGATTTGTTGGATTTGTCCCAGCCAGTCCAGCGGTGCAGGCATTAATAGGGTGTGGCATTGCAAGTGCAATAGTTGTTCTCCGCTTTATAACTACGCAGCCGATAAGTGAGAAATAATCATGGAGCAGTCCTTTATCAATATGCTCGCAGGGGCAGTCTCAGTCTTGTTTGGTTGGATACTTAAGAC